TACTTCCGATACTATGATCTTCGTATCGCAGAGGGCATCACACTATCTGGTCAGTTGTCGATCAAGTGGGCTGAGAAAGCTATGAATAAGTTTCTTAATACCATGCTCAAGACCGAAGAAGATTATGTTATCGCTATGGACACAGACTCGCTTTATGTTGATATGAGTCCTCTTGTGAAAGCAGTTGGTCCTAAAGATCCTGTGAGGTTTATTGATAGAGCCTGTGAAGAAAAGATTGTTCCTATGTTCGCTAAGTCTTATCAAGATATGAGCGATCAAATGAATGGCTTCGAGAATCGAATGGTAATGGCTCGTGAAGCAATCGCAGACAAAGGTATCTGGACTGCTAAGAAACGATATATACTCAATGTATATAATAATGAGGGTGTTCAGTACGCAGAGCCAAAACTCAAAGTGATGGGCATTGAAGCAGTTAAGTCGTCAACGCCACAGATAGTTCGAGACAAGTTTAAGAAAGCTTACTCGATTATGCTTAATTCAACAGAAGCAGACCTACAGAAATTTGTGTCAGACTTCTATGAAGAGTTTCAGAGTTTACCACCAGAAGATGTGTCTTTTCCTCGTGGTGTGAGCGACATAGATAAGTGGCAAGATAAATACACTGTATATAAGAAAGGTACTCCTATCCATGTTCGTGGTGCATTGATGTGTAATGACCAAATCAAGAAGAAGGGTCTTTCTATTGAGGGAATCAAAAACGGTTCCAAGGTAAAGTTCTGCTACCTTAAAATGCCTAACCCAGTTATGGAAAATGTAATATCGTTTCATCCATTTCTACCCAAAGAATTTGATCTACACGATCATATTGATTATGAGATGCAGTTCAACAAGACATTCAAAGACCCCTTGAAGCTAGTATCAGATGCAATCAATTGGGAACTTGAACATATAAATTCACTCGAAGGATTTTTTACATGAGAATGATCATACCCTCATTTGAGGATTTTGCTAAACGAAAGTATTATGAAGCAATGTATGAGAGAGATAATTATGGCGAAGAGTCGATATCAGTTGAGAATTGGTTAGATGAAAATCAAGAGTTTCTCAGAGAAGAATATTTACTATTAGCTAACACAAAAAAAGACTTAGAGTTAGAAGACAAATAGGAGAAAAAAATGTCAGATATATTTGATTTCGGTTTCACAGCCGTAGACGAAGATGAACTACAGTCGGTAAAGGCTGTCAAGCAAGAAGCAACGCAGGCCTCATCATCAGCAAAAACTTTGCAGAGTCAGTTAGACGAACTGTACAATGCAGTAACACCATTACTTAACAATCTGAAAGCGAACCCAGAGAAAGAATATATTCTATGGCCTAATCGAACATTAAAGATTGAACAGTTTGAGAAAAAGTTGTTTGACATTTACAACAAGTAGTGTTATAATAGCCTCGTGAAGTATAATATAGAATTTGAATTTGGAGAATAAATTATGTCGTCATTAATGGAAAAACTTGCTAAGAACTCGACAATCAAGGCAACATCAAATATAATGGACTCAAAAGTCTTTGGTAAAAAAGAAATGTCACCGACACCAGTACCTATGGTGAATGTTGCATTGTCTGGTCGAATCGATGGTGGGTTAACACCAGGCTTGCTGATGCTTGCAGGCCCATCAAAACACTTTAAGTCTGCTTTCGCATTGTTGATGGCTGCCGCATATCAGAAGAAATATCCCGAAGCAGTTGTGCTTTTTTATGATTCTGAGTTTGGTACGCCACAGTCGTACTTTGAGTCGTTTGATGTAGATATGGATCGAGTGATTCATACACCGATTACTGATGTCGAGCAGTTGAAGTTTGATATCATGCAACAGTTAGATGGTCTTGATAAGAAAGATAAAGTCTGTATCGTGATTGATTCTATCGGTAACCTTGCTTCTAAGAAAGAAGTTGAAGATGCTATGTCTGGTAAATCAGTTGCTGATATGTCTCGTGCCAAGCAGATGAAGTCTCTGTTCAGAATGGTTACACCGCACTTAAATCTAAAAGATATCCCTCTTGTTGCTGTGAATCACACATACAAAGAGATCGGTCTATATCCAAAAGATATCGTATCTGGTGGTACTGGTGCTTATTATTCTGCTGATGCCATCTGGATTATTGGTCGTCAACAAGAGAAAGTTGATAAAGAGATTGCTGGCTATCATTTCATCATCAACATCGAGAAGTCTCGCCATGTTCGTGAGAAAGCGAAGATTCCAGTGTCTGTGACATTTGAAGGTGGTATCTCGAAATGGTCTGGTCTAATGGATGTCGCTGAAGCAGGTGGTTATATCGTCAAGCCTAAAGTTGGTTGGTACGAAGCAGTCGACCCATCTACTGGTGAAGTATTGTGCGATAAGATGATGCGAGCCAAAGAGATTGCTGATAACAAAGAGTTCTGGTTGATGATGTTTGAGAAGACTGATATTGCAACCTTTATTAAAGAGAAGTACACAATGGCAACTAAGTCATTGTTAGAAGACGATTCACAAGTGCCAGATATGGAGAAAATCGCAGATGCTTGAGCAAACGATTCTATCAGGATTGTTACATAATGAAGATTATATGCGAAGAGTTGTACCTTTTCTCAGTGATGATTATTTCGATGACTTCTCTGAGAAAAGTGTTTACAAGTCAATCATAGGTTACATATCTGACTACAACGGGGTGCCTACGAAAGAGGCACTTCGTATCTCTATTGAAGAGAAGTCTAACATTAGTGATGATCAGTATCAATCGATATCTGGTATCATTACCGCTTTAGAGTATGATGAGAAGACTGACATTGAATGGCTTGTTGATAAGACAGAGAAGTTCTGTCAAGACAAAGCTATCTACAACGCTGTTCGTGAATCTATTCTTGTTCTTGATGGTCAACACAAAGACCTTGACAAGGGTTCTATTCCAGAGTTGCTGAGTAAAGCACTTGGCGTATCTTTTGATCAGGCGATTGGTCACGACTTTCTTGAACAGCCCGAAGATCGATTCGAGTTCTATCACACGAAAGAAGACAAGATTGCATTCGACCTTGATCTATTCAACAAGATCACTAAGGGTGGTTTGTCACGCAAGTCATTGAGTATCGCTCTTGCAGGTACTGGTGTTGGTAAAACTTTGTTCATGACTCATTGTGCATCTGCCAATCTTATGGCAGGTAAGAATGTTCTTTACATCACAATGGAAATGGCAGAAGAAAAGATATCAGAGCGTATTGATGCTAATCTAATGAACACAACGATGGACAGTCTACAAGATATGCCTAAAGATGTGTTTATGAAGAGAGTCAAGAAAGTCAAAGATAAGACAACTGGTAAACTGATCGTCAAAGAGTTCCCGACAGCAAGTGCTGGCTCTGCCCACTTCCGTCATCTACTCAACGAACTGAAGTTGAAGAAGAACTTTACTCCAGATATGGTCTATATCGATTATCTAAATATATGCACAAGTTCTAGAATGAAAGCGGGTGCGAATGTAAACTCGTACACGATGATCAAAGCAATCGCAGAAGAACTTCGTGGTCTTGCTGTAGAGTTCAATGTTCCAATCTTGAGTGCTACACAGACAACGAGAACTGGCTATAGCAGTTCAGATTTGAATCTTGAAGATACTTCTGAATCATTTGGTCTGCCTGCAACTGCTGACTTTATGTTTGGTTTGATCTCAACAGAAGAACTAGAAGGTCTTGGTCAGTTAATGGTCAAGCAGTTGAAGAATCGATGGGGTGATACCAACTATCTCAAACGATTCATTATTGGGTTAGATCGATCTAAGATGAAGTTATTTGATGCAGAAGATTCTGCTCAAGATTTAGTCAACGATGGTCAATCAACTCAGAAGACTGACAGTAAGCCTTCATGGGGAAATGACGATAAAGATAATGTCACTTCATTTAGAAATAAAAAGAAACCAGACTTTGGTGGATTGAAATAGGAGAAAGTTATGTGGCTTTGGATGGTAAGTAGTATTGCTGGCTCACTTTTGGGTGCGGCTTCTACGAAATGGTTTAAAGATACAAAAGCAGGTTTGTGGTGTTATGATAAGTTTGAAGATATCGCAGACTGGGCAACTGAAAGATATGGCATTGATATCTTGGATAAAGAAGGCATTGCATGGAGACGAAAGTACCCTAATGTCGCAAAACAGATAGACGAGTTAAACGCTGAAGTAGACGCATTGGCTAAAAAAGTAGCAACTCTCGAAAAGAAAAAGAAAGCAACAACAAAAACTAAAAAGTAATTCTAAACGAGATGAAAAGCATGATGGTCTGGTGTGTTAGTTGGTATGACAAGCATGGTAAAAGGCATATTGAGTGGGGTGTGCCTGATCCATATTTTTTAAGAGATAGATTGATTGAAGACGGTGTAGACAAGAGTACGATTGATGTTTATGAGAAAGACGTTTCTTGAGACGAAAAAAAAGCGACTGTAAAAAGTCGCTTTCTTAACAATAGTTTACGTGGTCGAGAGGAACCCCACCTGCATATAAAATGCTTCCCCGACTATTCCTTCTGTGAGTATTAATTTTACTAAAAGTCACACTTGCCTCTTGTGTTATGAACACAGTTACACGCACCCTTACGAGTTTATTTATATAAATTAGATATCTAAGTCAAGAAATATGTCGATTATTTACAAAATAA